AAATAATTCTAATATTGTTTTACCCATTATTTATGTCCGTAATTATTTGTTCCTGATTTTTCAACCGTCTTTCCTATTGCTGCTGAAACTTTATGTCCATCCAAATAAACACCAATTTTACCTGATTGCATATCTGCTCTCAATGCTTTTATTTCACCTATTAATTCATCCGTTTTATCTTGCTTAGCGCCTCCGCCACCTTCACCAACTAATCCAATTTTATTTAATCCTGTTAATACAGGAAGTGCTAAAAGACCAGCAACTCCAACTGCTGCCAATGCACCTGCCAATACCATTAAAGAACCTGCTAAACCAAGTATAGGACCAAATTCTATTTTTGATAATTGTGATACATTATCCACTATATTAGGTAATACACTACTAATTGCATTAAATCCGTTTGCAGCTACTATTAAACCGGCACCCAATATCATCATAGCAGCTCCCATAGCTATAAGAGCCAACACACCTGCTCCAAATACAAGTGCACCAACACCTGTCATCATAAGTGCACCTAATCCAAATATTGCTGCTGTAAATATTACTAATCCCGCTGCCGCTGCTAATACATTTTCCATTTTAACATTTGCTAATAAACTTAATGCAAAAGCAAATGGTATTAATGCAGCTCCCAATATTGCAATTGCAATTGCACCTTGTATCATATCACCTTCTACTTTTGATAAAAGATATGCAATACCAACCAATCCCAACATACCAACCAAACCTTTACCAACATCTTCCCATTTTACAGTTGCAAATTCTTGAAATGCTTTTGCAGATACCCAAAGTGCTGCTGCTAATATTAATATTGCAGCTGCTCCTTTTATTAAATCTTCTGATTTTATTTTTCCAAATTTATTTGCGTTATCAACTTGAGGTGCATTATCCGTTGGTTTTGGTATCTCTGCCGTTCCTGGAGTTGCCATTTTTCTAGCACCCAATTTAGTAAATAATTTTGTTAATCCCGGAACCTCTAATCCCATTTTAGCAAGTGAACCACCCATTTGTGCCAATCCTAAAACAAGACCTCCGGCCGTTTTTAACATACCACCCATACCAGTTGCTATACCGGTTACGGATTCTTTCATTCTATCAAATGTACTTACTTGTAATGTACCATCTGAATTAAGTTTATCCGAATTTGCTGCCATTTTTTGAAACTCCTCAACCGATAAACCTAATAATTGTGCTGCTTTTCTCTTTTGGAAAATATCCATTTTATTGAAAGCATCTATACCACCTAATTGTTGTAATGTATCTTTAACTGCATCTCCAATCTGGCCATTATATGCTAAACTTCTTGCATTGTTTAAATTAATATTTTTACCAAGCATTGCACCTAATTCCAATTCATCATTAATAGATGATTCAAAATCCAATAAATGGTCAGTAACTCTTGTTAAAGTATCCATATTAACGCCCAACTTACCCGCCGCTACTGCTGCTTCTGCTATATTTTTACCACCATTTTTTCCATATTCTGCAAATGCTTTTGTTGAATTTGCAACATCCTTCATAACTGCGGATGGTACTAAATGGTTTTGTTTTGCTAATTCTTTTGTACTTTCTGCTAAATTAGCTGCCATATCCGTTGAACCATTGTTTAACCTTGCAAAACTTCCTAATGTTTTAGCTGCTTCATCACCAGTAATACCCATATTTAATGCCATCAAATTGGTATTAAATTGAGTACCCATTGTAATATCTTTAAGTCCACCAAATTCAGAAGATAATGATTTTGCAGTTCCACTTGCATCTTTAAAAATCAAACCAAGACCCATTGCTGATGCCTGTGCACCACCTATGTACCCACCCCAATCTCTCACATTTGCTCCTATATAATCTGCTGCTTTACCCGCACCCATTAAAGTAACTCCCAATGCACCTGCAGGTCCTGATGTCAGAATTGAAAATGTACTTAAAATTCCACTAATAGTTTTTTTAACAGTATTAAGTGTATCTACTTGTGCTTGCAATTGTTCTTTAACTTCTTCCGATAAACTAGCATATTTATTTGCTAATTTGTTTGATTCAGTTAAATATTTTACTTGAGTTTCATATCCTTTACCTCTTTTATCCAAAGATGCCAATTGCTTATCAAATTCCATTTGCAAAGCCTGAGCTTGAATAACATCTTCTTTTGAAAGTTGTGCTAATTGAGCATTTATAGATGCCATTGATTCAAACGCTTGAATATTGGCTTTATGTTGAGTACCACTATCTCTTAAAGCGGTTACTCTTTTCTTTTCATATTCTTGAATAGGAGCATATAAAGAACCTATTGACTTCATTCCTTTTTCTTGCTCACTAATAGAATCAATTATTATTTTTTGATTTTCTCTTTGAGCTTGATTTAATTTAAATAATTGATTTACTCTATCTTTTTCTAATCTTTTTAATCTTTCTAAATTATTTATTTCATCTTTAGTAATAGCAGCACCTTTAGCCTCCAATTCATTTAATTGTTGCTGTATATCTTTAATATCTGCCTTTAATTCTGCTTTACCCTTAGCCATTTATGTTATTTAGATAATTTTTTCAGCATTTGTTTTAATTCCTCTGCTTCTTTATTTAATTTTTTCATTTTAGCTATTACAGGTGCATCAACTTTTCTTTCTTCTGCTTTTGATAAAAATGAATTTATTGTATTATTTTTTAATCCATCAAAAAATGCATCACTAAATTGTTTTGCTGCTCCAAATAAACCTTCTTCAATTTGCTCTTTCTTATTTGACATAGTTAGTTAATTATAGTAATAAATATTCCATAATAAAAAAGTGAGGATTAACGCATCCTCACTTTCGGTGTTTTATTTTGTTTTTGAGCTTTTTTCATCTCTTCAGCTTCTTGCTTTTTAAATTCTAATAATTTATTAAAATAGAATTTTCTTAAATAGGTTGGCATGTGATAAACATCTGCCCAAGTAAATCCATTACCAAATTGAAGCATTTCCCAAATTTGGTTATGAAGTTGAGTCCTATAATCAGTTGGAAGGGTAAAAAAAGTTAATACCAAATGGTATATCAAGTGCCTCCGTATCACCTGTTATATCTGATGTAAATTCAAATTTCAAATCCAAATCAGGTGAAATTTCTTTTACATAGTTTCTAAATGCTTTTGTATCTTTTGCTAAGAATGAATTTTGTACCCATCTATTAACAAATCCTCTATCAGAATTTCCATCAACTGAAATAACCATATATCTTAAACGAGTTGTTACATCAAATGCTGTTCCACTGTTTTTGTTATATTTTTCTAATGCTTGAATTTCTTTATTTATTTCCACTTCATCAAAATGAGTCAATAATCTAAATTCAATTTCTTTTCCGTTTGAAGGTAATACAAATTTGTAAACATTTTTTGAATTTAAAACAGAAGTATCAACATCTTTTGTTTGTACTTTAGATAAATCAATTACTACATCTTGCTTTTCCAATGTAAAAGGGTCACTTATTTCAACTCTATAATCAGCACCATATCCTAAAATACGAGTTGCTAAAAGAATAGCATTTTTATCACCAATGTAAATATCATTTGTATTTACACCAGGTTCTACAACAACTGATTCAAATAATTTGTCTAACACTATACCTTTTTTAATAAGGTTTTGTGATGCAAGGATATCTTCCTCTTTTGCTGTCATATATTTGATTTCACAAGTTCCTTTTCTTAATGGATGACCTTCAGGATAAACTAAACCTTGAGAAGGTAATTCAATGATTTCAGTTGGGAAATCAAATTTTGGTTGTTGCGGTGCACTTTGTTGAGGTGCTTGGTTAATTTGTACCATATCTGCCATAACTATAATTGTTTTTGTATATATAAATATATCTTTTTTAAAAAATTAAAAACTATATGTTGTAGGATGGGTGTAATTCACAATGACATGATTTGCATAAAGTTTTACCGCTTATATCATTACTGATGTGGTAATCTATTACTTTATTCATTATTTCTCTCTTTTCATCAAATGTGTAATCTTTGGTTTTATCTACATATTTTAGTATAATTTTCGACATTGCTTCTTCGTTATGATGTACCTCCAGCTCTTTAGTAGAACCACATTTAGTACATTTAAACTCATCTTTTTTTAGTATAGGGTATATCCATTCAGTATATAATCTTTTATTTGCTCTTACTAAATTATTTATTGAAGATGTACCACCTTTCCAATTAGCAGAATTAATACCCCATTTAGTAGGAACAATACCATCTAATCTATTTTTTCTCATTTGATTAGAATATTGTAGTTTCCTATCTAATGTAAACGATTTACTTACGTTTTTTCCATAATTAGCTATTCTAATATCAGTATCTTTTGTCAATCCATCATTCCACACAGTTCGTTCACCATTATTAAATTGCTCCCTACGAGTTTTAGATGAATTATTAATTGCTTTTTCATTATGTCCCCAATTGTTTTTTACTCTAGATATATGACCTCGTATCCATTCTTTATATCCTTTCTGTAAAGTAGTGAATGGTGTATCTTCGCCGCAACCACATTTACACTTTGGTCTTTCTCCATTTAGTAAATATTGATTATATACTTCTTGCGATGTTATTTTGTGAATTTTAGAACTATGTATTCTAAGTGAATCCAATGAATTTAACTCTTTTTGACAATGCTTACATATATACATAAAAAATCCCTTTACATATAAATATAAAGGGATTTATAAAAACGTTTATTTTTGATTAAGAAATATTAAAAATTCATAATCATATGTTAATGTTAAAATTCAAGCACCGCGTAATCGTAAGCCAAAGTAAGAGTGATTTCTGCTGGGTCATTAGAACTAAAATCTAAATCACCAAAATTAGCTTGAATGATGAATGCACCTTTCAATTTCCATTGTTCTATTTTATCGCCAACTGGTCCTAACATATAGATATCAATATCCTTTTTGTAGAAATCAGCGTATCCATCTCTACCAGTAATTGATTCATGAGATAAACGAACCCACTCCATTACCGCTTGAGCGCCAGATGGAACGATTGGGTCATACATAGTAATCTCCAAATCTTGCCATTCACCTTTACCTTTTAATTGTCTTTTAACGTTGATATGGTCTAAAGTTACTTTTTCAAAGTTGATTTGAGGTCTGTTTGCTGCCTTAATCATATAAGATTGGATACCATCAATTTCCATAATGTATCTATTCTTCATCTTTGGTTCAAAGTTCGTATAGAACATTTTATCAAACTCTAATATTTCTGCCATTTTATATTCCTTTTAATTATATTAATAAATATCTACTTTTTGTTTTTCTATATTATGCTGAGAAACTTGCTCCAGTAGGTAAGATGTTGAAATCTATTACAATAAATTCCGCCGTCTTAGCCGGTTGTAAGTAAACTGCTCCTGCTAATATATTTCTATCAATTACATCAGGTGTATTGTTACTTTCATCCATTACAACTTTAAATGCGTATAAACCTTGTCTTTGTTGGATAGCCTCTAAATAAGGGTTTACAGTATTTAAGAAACGAGTTCTAGTTGTTGATGTATTTTGTTCGAATATCAAATAACGAGATGTAGATGCTACAAATTTCTTCATTGTGATAAGTAATCTTCTTACGTTGATTCTATCTAATGCTGATGCTTTATCTTGCAATGTTTTTTGTCCAAATGCTACAATACCTTGTCCAGGGAATGCTGCGATTGGATTAACCTTACCTTCATATAAAGTATCTCTTTCAGCGTGCGTTAATCTATTTAATACACTAACTGCTCCAATGATACCACCTCTATTCAAACCAGCAGGTGCGAACCATTCTGCCGCCAATCTATCGTTAGAAGCGTAAACAGCTGGTAATAATACTGATGGTGGAACTGCTGTTAATTTGTTTGTGTTAGAATCAATTGTTTTAATCCAAGGATAGTAAGTACCAACATAGTTTGAATCTATTGTTGCTGCTTGGTCTACCACATTTTGAATTGAATCTCCAGCACCAACTAAGTCAGCGATGTAGAATGCATCTTGTCTACCTTCAACCATATCAATAACTGCTTGAGTTGTAGAAGGGTGTAAGTTTCCAATAACACCAGGAGTTACTACCATATTGATATCCCACTCATCTGCGTTAGAAATAGCGTTAATTGCTTTTAAATATCCTACTGAACCAGAAGATGCTGATTTAGATAAATCATATCCTTGCGTATTTGCTGCTGATATTGAAGTTCCTAAGTTGATTGGAGTGATAGGGTTACTACCATTAAATCCATATTGGAATCCTAATACAAATTGTCTTTTAGCCATATCAGCTGCTTTAGAACCAGTCATTTGATATGTTAATTGAGAATCAAATCCAAAATCAACGTTTGCACCTGTTGTTGCTCCATTAGGAATAGGTGCTAAATACATATCATTATCATTATATACACCAGCAGTTTCAAAATCAAATCCACTAAAGTAGATTGGAGAAGATGCTGAGTTATTTGCTGAACCAGTTTGATATACAACCGCAGGTACTAAAGAATCTTGTCCAGAAGTTGTAATTGGGTTTGTATATGCTTCATGTGAAAATGGTGCTGATGAAATTGGGAAAGTACCAGGACCTCCTATTTCACTACCATCATTTACAACAACTCTAATATATTTTGATTGATTTTTATAATCACCAGTTTGAGTTATCTTACCACTATCATCAATTGTAATAAAAGAATCACCTATTCTTCTAGCTATATAGTTAGGAGAAGCAGGGTCTAAGTTTACGTTTGTATATGTTTCTAATACAACTTTTCTCTTATCAATATCAGAATAACCTCTTACAGTTACAGTGAATACAGAATAATCAGTTGCTCCATCTTCACCAGCTGCTTTTACACCACTAATACCAACTTTATATTTTTTATTATAGTTAGTACCATCTCCAATAGTTACAAATTTAAATAAATTGTATCTTTGTCCGTTGATTAATTGAGATTTAACAATTGGAGTTGCTGCGTTTTGTGCATCATATGTATAATCTTGAGTTGGTAATACAGTTGCTGATATTACAGTGTTTGATGCTACTGAACCAGTATAATTAACTGCAGCGTTTTCAAAATAAGTATAAGCGTATGCTGCTTTACTACCATTTACTGATTCACCAAATACTGAATTTAGATTATTTGTATCTTTTGCTAAAACAGATGCTGATACATTTCCAATACCAGAACCTGATAGTAAAAATGAACCATCTTTAGAATCATCACTTAATAAAGTTGCTCCAGTAAAACCATAGTTTTGGTAACCAACTGCTGTTGAATACAAAACTCCAATAAGTTTTTTACCTAAACCAGCCGAACCAGATGCAAAAATACCTAAAGGTGCTTTTTGTTGGTAACCACCAATTCCACCAACCTTTACAATTGTTGCTTGTCCGTTTTCTTTTAAATACTGTTGTACTGCGTACTCAGTATAATAAGTGCCATCCACTTTACCAAATTTATCTTCAAACTCTGATTGAGTTGTTACGATTGTAGGTACAAATGAAGGACCTTCTTTAGTTGGTCCAATAAATGCCGCTCCAATGTTTCCTACCCCTGTTGATAGGTAAGATAAATCGTTTTCTCTTGTGAATACACCAGGTGATACAATTCTTTCTGCCATGTTATTTCTCCGTTATAATGTTTTAAAAATGCTAATATTGAGTATATACAATATTACCTATATAAATATAATAAAAATGTTCAAAACACAATTTATTTCCTAAACCACACTTTGAACATTAAAATATTTGATTTTTAGTTAAAATTACTAAACAGGAGGAGCATCCGATTCAATAGAACCAGTGTACCAAGGTAATGAATCAGCATGTACTTCTTTTGATACATACTTAGATTCACTAATTTCGTGTAGTATTCTTTCGTTGATATGATTCCAATATACAGGATATTTTACTGTATTTTTTACTTCAGTTTCTACCCATCCTATTACAATTTCTTCAGTTAATTCTTCATAAGGAATAAAACTTCCAGTTTCAACTGATTTTAATTCAAGTGGAGTTGCTCCTCCAAATGAACCACTATATCCGTTTTCATCAATTCCTTTTAATATCCATCTTGTACCAATAACAACGTTATCCAAAGAATCGGTATGTTGTTTTTTTAAACCAGTAAGTTTCCAATCATATGTTAATGCCATAATTATTTTATTTTCTTTTTATAAATATTAATCTTTTTATTTTATACATTAGTAATATTACCACTACCTACAATTTCTTCTAATTTTGCTTTTAATATTGGGTATGCAATATCAAATATAGATGAACTAGATAACATACCAAAATCAGGTAATATTTTTAATGATTCTACAGATGATGAAAGTGTTAAAGGAATGTGAATTGCTCTTTCACCATTTTGTATATTACCATTATTATCTAAATAAGAATATGTTTCATAATCAATTGATGATGTTTCAATATAATCCCAAGATTGAGATACATATGATGATGTTAAAAATATATCAACACTTTCTAATGCTCTATTAGTTGGCTTTTGGATATGTATAGTTCTAACAACTGTATTAGTTATTGTATCATAGTTAAATTTAGAAGCTTCTGCTGCATCATTTTCATCTTGATATAATCCTAATTGTAAATTAAGTTTAGATTCTAATTTATTTACATGATAGTTATCAATTCTAACATACAATCCTTGAATTATACCCATATCAGTTCCGATGGGAGATGTAATTTTAAGTGCCATAATTTGTTCTTTTTAATATATATTTAAATATTATGTTTTTAATAATAATTTTATGTCATCTATTTGAGATTGTAAATCATTAATTTTAATTTGTTGTTTTACATTTTGAGCTGCCAAATCTTTTACAGCTTCAATTAATACTGCTGATATATTACCATATGCTACAGAATATGTATCACCTTCCGCATCGTACTTAACAACTTCAGGTAATACGGCTTCCATTTCTTGCGCTATTACCCCAACTTGCTTATCAGTATCAACATGCAATGAGTTTTCTTTGAAATTAAAGTAAACCCCTCTCATTTGCATTACTTTATCTAATGCATTATCAATTGTTACAATATTTTCTTTAGCCCTAATATCAGAATAGTTGTTCCAGGTACCAGATGCCCAACCATATCCTTGAATAGTAATTTTATAACCACCACCTAAAGTATATGAAGTACCAACTCCCATACATTGATTACCTCTACTCCAATACATTATCCAACCACTATAATTTTCATTATACCAACCACCATTTCCATCATTCCACATATCAGTTGTATAATATCCATTATTATCATATGTAGTAATACCAGCCCAACCATTTTTATATCCATATGTCATCCAATGCCCATATGTAGTACTGTAGTTAATTCTAAAATCACCTACAAATGGAAATGCGCCAACTGCCCCATCAGCTTGTAATCTACCATATTGACCCCATAATCTATAATAATCATCAGTTGTAACCCAACTTCTAAATCTAGCAGGATAGTAAACACCCAATCCACCATCAGCAGTACCACCCAACTTAAGGTCACATCTATAACCAGGCCAAGGGTCTACCACATATCCATTAAAACCCGCTTGAGCTTCCCCACTCCAATACACCGGCCCACCAGCTCTAATAGTTCCATTTGCCTGTAAGTTTCCAGCATGCCAAGCATCTCCATTACCCATACCAAATAAGTGGGCGTTATTATTTGTACCATTTTCAACAATACCAATAGTATGGTCATTTCTAACGTTCCAAGCACTACCATACCAATATGTTAAACCATAGTAGTTACCACCAGCCCAGCTATCACCAATTGTCCAAATTGATTTTGTTGAAGTACCTGCTTGGTCGTAGTTACCAACTATATTTCTATCACTATATGTTTTATAGTATGTATCCGTTAAGAATCTATTTGATGCGTAAACATATGTATCAGAATAATAACCAGCTCCACCATAGTTTCTAACCCAACTACCATCAGTCATTCTAATACCAATACCATATGTGTTGTTATAGAAACCAGTTGCACCTTGTGCTCTAAACCAGTCATTAGCCATTACATATGCTAATTGTGATTGAGAGTTAGGGTCAATATAGTATCCACCATTATTGTAATCATACATAATTGGTGCATAGAAGTTAGTCAAAGACCTGTTGTTTCTATCACCCACACCTACTTGGAATATATCACCACCATGATACGGGTCATTATCAAAAAATCTAGTTCCACCATATCCATAATATCCACCAATTTCAACTCCAGTATGCCATCCTAATACCATACGAGTATGTGTTGAGTAACCATTTGAATATGGTCCTCTTACCCATAACATATAGTAAGGTTGGTTATCACCTCTTGCTCCAGAAGATATACCAGTTTGAGAACCTACTGCAGATGGGTCACCACCACTATTACCTAAATCAATATGTCTAGTATTACCAGCACCACTACCAACTCTGAATACAAATGCTCCATCTTGGCCCATATGATAATCAGACCAAATTTGTGGTCCTCTCATTGTGCTGTTAAACCAAACAGTTGAACCATTATCCCAACGTAAGTTCCAACCAACCATTGCTCCAGTTGGACCACCATATCCCAATCTCCAGTCATTTGCACTAACATTACCCATTAAACCCCAATAAGTAGATGGGTTATTCATTGCAAAGTGTCCAGTATTATTGGCCGCATCCAATCTAAATGTACTTTGTGCAATCACATAGTTCATATTAGTTGTACCACTAGGGTCTACATAATATCCACTATTATCCCAATCGTACCAAATATTAAAGTAAGCACTTGCTCCTCTGATTGTATTATAAGGTCCAATCCATAATTGAACATCACCAGCCCCAGCAAATCCTTGAGGTGAACCAACACCACCAGCCTGGTCAAATCTCCAACCATGCGTAGAGTATGTACCAATACCACCATACCCAGCTCCATTCCAGTTTTGAAGGAATACCGCTTGGTTATAATATGAAGTGTTTACACCATATGATATAGCTATTTGATATACAGAGTTTGAAGTACCATTAGGATTATTATAGTATCCAGTATCATCTAAATCATAGAATATAGGTGCTCTTGATGAACCTGGTACATAGTTATTACCACTCATATCCAACTGCCATCTATTAGCTGGTGCACTCCATCCACCAATTCTTAATACGTTATCGGAATCAAGACCCATATTTACGGCGTAGTAACCTCCCTTATGGAATGCCATAATAGCACCATTATTACCAGTAGAATACACATATAAACCTACACCAGCAGAACCATTCACCGAACCATTACCCAAAACACTAACACCTTGGTTATTATCCCAATACCATGTACCATGTACATTCGCAGCGTTTAAATTAGAAGTAGAAGCAGGGTCTAAATAGTATCCAGCGTTATCTACATCTAAAAATTGAGTACCATATACCTGTCCAGTTGATTTTAATGTACCCTCAACTCTCATAGATGCTTCATACACAATATTGTATCCAGCTCTATCAGAAATTGTAGTTGTTGGATTTGCTGTGTAGAATACCGTACCACCAGAAGAATCTGTATAAGATGTGCCCGATGGATTACCAAATGCCAAAGATGTACCTCCAATAATATTATATAAATAATAAATTGTTGCACCTCTTAACCAAACAATTAAGTGAGAAGATTGAGATACTTGAGTCCAATCAGCCATTGCGTTGAACGTTCTATAATATCCCTCTAAGTTTTCATAAGTTGCACCAAATCCCCAACCACTTGCTTTAATACTAAATCTAATGTTACAAGTTGAAAATCCAATACCACTATAACCAGGGTCATCATATCCACCCCTTTCAATCATAAACTCACCATATTGTTGTACAGTTGCTCCTGCTCCAATATTAAAAACAACAGGATAGAAAGTTCCACTACTACCACCCACAACAAATGAAGTTCTTTGTGCACTATCGATTCTAGTAGCATATCCAGTAATACCAGGTGAAGTAATTGTACCAGCAGTTATTAATTGATTTAAGTTAGTTGTACCATTTGTATTAAGATAGTATGTACTATCATTATTCATATACAAATTACCATTACTTAAATTTTTTCTTAAATCCCAAGATGCCCAGTTACCATTTAAAAATCCGTAGTTACTACTGTTATCTGCATATAATTGAAATTTAAAAGAACCTCCAGAGTTTTGTAATAAAATACCAGCATCACTGTTAGCTGCTGTTCTAATTAATATATTATTAGAGTTATATGAATAGTGATAATGCCCACCTATATAAGCTGCTACTATATTTGAAGTACCATTAGCATCTATATAATATCCAGTATTATCGTAATCATAAAATATAGGAGAACGAGTACTACCATATATTTCCGTATATCCATTATAGAATTTTGCTTGAGAACTACCACCAAATCTAATTTCAAAATATGAAGAATATCCTAATATAGATGTAGTTGGTGTACCAGATGTACCACTTGCTCCAAATGCAATTACAGATACTCCGTTTGGTGCGTTAAATAGTCTTATGTTTTCATTATAAGAGTTGTATTGAGTACCATTATTTATCCATACTGAACCATTTTGGAAATAGTTAACATTGGATGTACCATTAGGGTCTACATAATAAGCAGTATTATCATAATCATAAAATATAGTTGCTCTAAATTGATTTGATATTGATGTTGCAAATGTTGAATAATACCAACCAGAACCACCATAGTTAGGAGATTCTAATTCAATAAATCCGTTAGCACTTTTTAATCTAACACCATAATATCCACCAATTTGTGTTTGGGTGCCACCAAATGGTCCACCAACATTATTATATCCAAGCCCATACCAAGGAGAACCATTTATGGTATCACTATTACTACTATTAACACGGAAATGAACTCCCTTAACAGTATTTAAATTTGAATCACTATTAGGGTCTAAAAGATAAGAATTATCATTTCTATCAATAAATCTATTAGCATAAAAATCACCTAATGCCTCAGAACCTGCTGCAATAGTAGTATTTAATTCCTCTAATCTAAATCCAGTTATTTCAGCAACTCCAGTATATCCACCATAAGGATATGAACTTAACCATCCTAATTGAACATATTTGGTATAAGAGTTCCAAGTATATCCAGTACCAGCTCCAGAAGGTCCAATTGTCATTGTATATTCTGTCCAAGCTCCAGAAGGTACTCCAGCAAAGAAATATGGTTGTCCCCATCCACCATTATCAGGTTGAGATAAATCATAACCCGCTTGGTCAAATGAAAGATAGTTATAAGGGTTACCCGATACAGTTCTAATCCATACCGAAACTTTATAAGATTTTGTTCTATCAATCGGCACCCAATGAGATTGTCTAATGGCTTGATATCCAACAGCTCCTCTCATTGATAAACTACCTAATTGAGAATCTGATAAGCCGGATTGGTAGCTTGAACCAGGCCAGTTTCCAGAACCATTTGCACCATGCCAGTTATTTGTTAAAAATCTACCATTTGGAACTTGTGTAAAGTTTATATTTGCACCATATCCAGTATTTAGTGTAGTTCCCCCAATAACTAAATTATTTAAATATGAAGTACCACTTGCTTTTACATAATATGAAGTATTAGCGTTATCATACATTGTACCACCAATATAAGAACTACCACCAAGAGTTAAGTTATTACTAATTAAAGACATATAAGTAGTACCACCACCACTACTACTATTTGCACCAGCATTCCAATACCAAGTTGCACTGGCACCAGTTCCAGCTGATTCAAAGTTTGTTTGGTCATCGGTGAATATATGTAAATTTCCATTATCGTAAATATGTGAAACGCCTGTTCCATATGTAGAGCCACCCCAACCTATACCAGTACCATTATTTATAAATTGTAATTGACCAGCAACATTTATATTACCACCATTACCACCTAATGTAAATGATAATGCAGAACCAGCTCCATAATCATATGCATCTAATTTTATAGTACTACCATCATTATAGAAATAAATTAATTTATTACCACCAAATGCTCCAACTTGATTTGTACCAAATACTCCATTATATCCAGTAGATGTCATAGTACCACCAACATAAAGTTTAGTAGTAATATATCCTGCTCCAGTTACACCCAATGGATATCCCATATTAGATGTTGAGTTAATGGTTATATTACCACCATTTGGATTTAATAATATATTATAGTTATTATTTAAACCACTCCTATCAGTAGCCTGAATCCAAGTATTTACTGAGTTTAATCCAAAATCTAATACAGCGTTATCACCGCCTCTCAATCTTAATGCAGTTGCGTTTTGAGTTGCTCCAGATGTTGCAGGCAATGCGTTTGTTCCTGCCGATGAATATAATCTTACATTTGTATAAGCGTTATTATCACCAATATAAACATTTGAGCTATTAAAATATGCATTAGCATTTGCGGTTAATAATCCAGTTACTGTTAGAGTACCTCTACTAATAGTTGTATTACCACCTGCATCAATAAATACAGCTACCTTTGAACCAGCTGCATATGAATCGGTTGTTGCTAAAGCCATTGTAGTACCAAATCCACCACCACTTCTTACATATATACCAGCATTAGCTGCAGTTGATGGGTTACTATCTCTTGCTCCAAACGTAATTGCTGAACCATAGTTTGCTGTATTTGATGAATATAAATGTAATGCATCTAATCCTAATCCAATAGTACCCGATGTTGCCCAATCGGCCCCAGTTGTTAATATAGTTACTCTACCAGATGTATTTAATGTACTTGCTAATGTTAATGCATTTAAATTAGAAGTACCATTATTAATATAATATGTTGTACCACTACCCACATATATTGTTGTACCAGTAATTGTACCATTTGCTACAAAGTTAGTATCAGCTATCCAATATTGTGAACTTTCATTCCATAAAAATTGTCTTGTTGTTTGAGAACCTCTTGATACTTCAATACCAGCATTTAATGATGGTGTTGATGAACCCGTTACATTTGCATTTAATGTTATAACATTATCACCAACATATAAGTTAGTTGCGTTAAGATATTCAGTTGTTCCTAATACTTGTAAGTTACCAGTAATTACCGCTGCTCCAGCAACAGTCAATGTAGTACCATCAAATGTTAAGTTAGAGTTTACTTTAGCGTTTGGAGCAGTACCATTCAAAGTAATTACACCATTATTAGTTGTACCAGTTAATGCCAAAACTCCAGATGAACCAGCCGTACCGGATGAACCTGATGTACCGCTTGTGCCAGAAGTTCCTGATGAGCCGCTTGTTCCAGACGTACCTCCACTACCAGCAGTTCCTGTTGAGCCACTTGTTCCAGATGAGCCGGATGTACCGCTTGTTCCAGAAGAACCGGATGTGCCTGCTGAACCAGTTGAACCTGTTGTACCTGAAGAGCCGGATGTACCGCTTGTGCCAGAAGAACCACTACTTCCTGATGTACCACCACTACCTGCCGTTGCTGATGAACCACTACTTCCGCTTGTGCCAGAAGAACCACTACTTCCTGATGTACCAGCTGACCCCGTTGAACCTGTTGTACCACTACTACCGCTTGTTCCAGAAGAACCCGATGTACCAGCTGAGCCGCTTGAACCCTGTGCTCCAGATGAACCAGAAGAACCCGATGTTCCACTTGAGCCACTACTTCCCGATGAACCACTACTTCCACTTGTGCCAGAAGAACCTGATGTACCGGCAGAACCTGATGAACCTTGTACTCCAGAACTTCCCGAAGAACCGCTCGTACCAGATGTGCCACTACTTCCTGATGTTCCGGATGAACCTGCTGTTCCACTAACACCTCTTACACCTGTAATAGATATTGTCCAAGATGATGCAGTTGTTGTTCCTATATTATAATCTGCAGCAATTGCAAATGTAGTACCACCTGTAATAGTTACAATTCCTTCAAAATAGTTTGAAACAGTATTTACTGCTCTTACTCTATCTCCAGTTATAAATGCACCTTGCTGATTTGTTGTTAAAGTTATTGTTCCAGTTGATGCCGGTGTTGCTGATGTAGCTGATGTTACATTACCATATCCTGCTCCAGCCGTACCACTTGTTCCCGATGAACCGCTTGTGCCAGAAGAACCCGATGTACCACCAGTACCAGCAGTTGCTGATGTTCCGGATGAACCTGATGTACCCGCTGAGCCACCAGTACCAGCCGTACCGGATGAACCTGATGTACCTGCTGAGCCACCAGTACCAGCAGTTCCACTACTTCCGCTTGTGCCAGAAGAACCCGATGTACCACTACTACCATTTGTACCACTTACACCAGAACTTCCTGATGAACCAGATGAACCTGATGAACCCGATGAGCCCCCAGCTCCCGTTATACCTGATGAGCCCGAAGACCCAGATGAACCACTTGTTGCTGAAGTTCCACTTGTACCTGCTGTTGCATTTGTACCACTACTTCCCGATGAACCACTACTTCCACTTGTGCCAGAAGTACCACCCGTTCCCGTTGAACCATTTGAACCCGATGTACCACTACTTCCACTACTACCCGATGAACCCGATGAGCCGCTTGTACCAGAAGTTCCTTGAGAGCCGGTTGTACCAGAAGAGCCAGTTGTTCCACTACTACCGGATGAGCCGGCTGTACCTGTTGAGCCATGAGAACCAGTAGTTCCCGATGTACCAGAAGTTCCTGAAGAGCCGCTTGTTCCGCCACTACCCGATGTACCATACGAACCACCTGCTCCAGTTATACCACTACTTCCGCTTGTTCCACCACTGCCACTACTTCCGCTTGAACCCGATGTACCTCCACTACCAGCAGTTGCTGATGAACCAGAAGAACCTGATGTTCCACTTCCAGATGTACCGGAAGAACCCGATGTACCACCTGTACCTGTTGAACCATTTGTACCGCTTGAGCCCGATGTACCTCCACTACCTGCGGTTGCTGATGAACCAGAAGAACCACTTGTTCCCGATGTGCCTTGTGAACCGGTTGTACCAGCTGAGCCAGTTGTTCCTGATGAACCAGTTGTACCAGATGAGCCTCCACTACCTGCCGTTCCCGTGCTTCCACTACTTCCGCTTGTTCCACTTGTGCCACTACTACCGCTTGTGCCAGAAGTTCCTGATGTTCCTCCACTTCCTGATGTACCACTACTACCTGATGTAGCTGATGTTCCAGATGAGCCGCTTGTTCCAGCCGAGCCAGTTGAACCCGATGTACCAGCTGAACCAGTTGTACCACTACTTCCACTACTTCCGCTTGAGCCACTACTTCCAGAAGTACCCGATGTACCACCACTACCACTACTTCCGCTTGTGCCAGAAGAGCCTGCGGTTCCTGATGAACCAGTTGTACCTGATGTTCCCGATGTACCAGAAGTTGCTGCTGCAAATTTACTACCTATAATACCCGTTGTTGGGTCTATTACTAATACCGTATTTGAATTTGAGGGGGCTACACTACCAGTATAAATTGCTATACTACCACTTACACTTAAACTACCACTAATAGAAACACTACCAGTAAATTGTTGTGTTGTGGTTACTGAATTACCAAATCTATTTGAACCAGAAGAATATTCTACTGATGATGAAATAATATTTGTAATTATTTGATTAGCTTGTATTGTACCACCAACCGTTAAATTTTGTGTTATTATTTGAGAACCAGTTACACTTAAGTTACCATTAATTCCCTCTGCACCATTTACAGTCAATAACCCAGTTATTGTTTTATTACCAACAATAGTTTGATTTCCTAATTGATTAAATGAACCTGTTAAATTTTCATTTCCTAAAATATTTAATGAACCAGTTAAATTTTCACTACCAGTTACATTTAAACTTCCACTTATCGTATCAATCCCAACGATAGTTTCATTACCTAAAATGTTTACACTACCAGTTAATATTTCATTTCCTAAAATACTCAATGAACCAGTAATTTGTTCACTACCAGTAATATTTAATGAGCCTGTAATTTGTTGACTACCACTTACAAATAAACTACCACTAATAGTTTCTATTCCATAAACATTTAATCCACCACTTACATATTGACTACCACTTAAAATTAAATTACCTACAATTGTTTCAGAGCCTGTTAAATATAAATTACCACTAATATTTGTATTTATATTTATACTCAATCCAATATTTGGTGAAATTTGTGCAATAGCAGAACCGGATTTAATTCTATTAATATCACCAATACTACTTGCATTTATATTTGTAATTTGAGAACCATCTCCTATAAAATAAGATGCTGATATAGACCCACTAACATTTACAGACCCAGATAGTTGAGTACTACCACTAATAAAAATCCCAGCTTGATTTACTTTTACATATGTTGAACCACTTGCTAATTGAGTTATATTTGTCAATCCACTACCATCTCCAATATGAGAACCACTAAAAGAACCAGTGATTTGAGAACCACTAATAATAGAAGCTGTTATTGATTGTGATACATATAGTGATGTATTAAAAGAAATTGATGATGTTGATATTGTTGCTTGGTCAACACCATTTACCGTTACTGCTAATACACTTTGACTTATCTGATTTAACCCGTTAGGATTTTTGCCTAAAACATTCATCTATTTTATTACTTTTAACTAATTTCTAAAACCGAAACAATTACATCTGCTGATGATGCTGCTGATGATACTACCGAAATTGTATCACTAGCACTCATTGCTATTTTTTGTTCCCCACCAACCAATACAACACTTCCACCAGTTGGTATTGTAGCATTTTTTACTATATATACCGTCTTAGCTTGCCCTGCACTTGTCAATGTAGCACTAACATTAATATTGTTAGTACTACTATTAGCAACACTCATACCTATTACAGTTGTTGATGTTGCCACAGGTGTTGTATAAACTACGGTATTTAACGTACCTATTGAACCACTTATACTATTTTTAAATGTATTTGCCATTTATTTTTTTATTTTTATCCTAATGCAATAGCGTAAGCTAATGCTGTATCAAGCACACTTACACCATTTATATTTACCGAACCAGAAAAAACATTTATTGAACCTGATATAACACCAACTGAGCCAGTTACTTGTAAACTTCCAATTAATTTTTCAGAACCAGTAACATTTAGTGAACCACTAATTACTGCACTATTATTAATAGTTAGATTATCAAATGAGGCTTGCTGAACATCAATTGCTCCTTTAAATGAACCAGTAAATGAACCGGTAAAAGACCCACTAAGATTCGCATACGAATTTGATGATTGTACTATTGAACCTGAGAAAATGGGATTATTTATTTTCATTTATATCCTTACTTTTGTTATAGGTATAAATATAGATAAATTTCCTTTTAAGGTTTTGCGGGCCAAGTTATGTTAAAAGCATTTTCTTGAGATGTAATATCTCTCAACGATTGTCTGTATGTTTTCCAATCGGTATTTGTATTTTGTGGAGAATCTGATAGTTGTGTCCAATCACATTCTGCTAAAAGAGAATCTCGTAATTCTCTAATTTCAATCCACTTTAATTCTAATCTAGAATTAATTTCTTCAACTGATGCGTTTGATTGATTCCAACTTTGATTATAAACTCCATCAATTAAAACAGGAGTTCCTTCAGTAATATTTTTTGTATAATCGGTTGGTTTTACAGTTGGTGTTACTTCATTAACTCCCCATTCAATTAAAATATCATTTGATAAATTTTCAGGAAAGCTAACATTTGGATTATCCAACTTTAATTGTTCAATTGTATATGGATAAGTTATTGTATCGTTAATAATTCTTAAATACATAATTACTTAAAGTTTGTAGGTATTGATGCGTAATTAGATAAACCAGTACAATTATGAAAAGCTCCAGCTCCATAAGGTTGAGGACTTCTTAACCATATTGTTGGAGCAGTTCCACTCATAGAATTTGAAGTGCTACTCATATAATAAACATTACTAAAAATTGTAACTTGAGTATTATATGTAAATTGTAATGGAAATGTTAATAACTTACACAATCTAAATGTAGATGAAAAGTTTACTACATTTATACAAGTATCAAATAAATCTGATGGATAACTAGCTAATAATAAACATGTATTAAAAGTAGAACTAAATATTGATGCATTTGTATTATATGTAAATAATCCAGATGGTATTGCTGTTATATTTGTAAATGAAAATGCATCTGAAAAGTTTGTAGCGTTTGTTGAATATTGAAATATACCAGAAGGAATTGATGTTATGCCTGTATTACGCATAAATGATGAAAATACTTCAGCATCCTGCAATCCTATATAATCGGTTGGTAATGATGTTACATTAGTACATCCATAAAAATTTACTTGTCTTAATCCAACAGTTCCCCAAGCATCTATTGATTTAATTAAAGATTTTATTGCTGTTGTATTATTAACAATAAATACTGGTAAAAATCCAGTTATAGATATTTGGTATATACCAGCAGATGCGTATGTATGTAATCTATTTACATCAGTTGATGATGTAATTGTATTACTACCACCATCTCCCCATGTAACTACAAAATTAGGAGTTAATCCGTTATAGTCATTTAGAGGTAATGTAAAAGAACCTCCAGCTGCTACTTGTATTCTAAATTGAAATGGTTGTGCCACTGCGTTACTTTGTGATGATAATCTTCTTGCTATTCCCATAACTTATTATGCCATATTTTTACCAGTTAAGAAACCATAATATGTACTTCCTCCATCATAAGTATAAATAACTATAATATCTGTTCCGGATACGGATAGATTTGGTGCTGCCCCACTTGCCCATTTAACTGATGGCCATGTTATTGTGTATGCACCTCCATTAACTAATGCTAATGTAAATCCAAATGCTTTAGAAGCAGGTTGATTGGATAAACTTATTGTTGTAGTTGCGTTTATAGTTCTAACAAAATTATTTGCTGTTGATAAATCTATTGTAAATGAACCTCCAGTTCCTAAATTTGAATATGTTTCATTATATGTTGTTGGTGATACTGCTCCTGCTACAATTAATGTACTACCATTAAATGTTAAGTTAGGATTTACTCTACCACTTGTTGATGCGTTTATATAAGTTATTACACCATTATCAGTTGTACCACTTAAATTTAGCGAACCATTTGTACCACTAATTCCAGAAGTTCCTGAAGTACCATTTGATGAAGTTAATCCAGATGTTCCGTTTGTACCTGAAGTACCACTACTTCCAAAGAATGTACCACTTACACCCGAAGTACCGCTTGTACCTATACCACTTGTTCCGCTTGTTCCAGAAGTTCCAGCGCCTGATGTTCCCGATGAACCACTACTTCCACTACTTCCAAAGAATGTTCCATCAAGTCCTGATGTTCCCGCCGAGCCACTTATACCAGAAGTACCCGATGTACCTGCGCCTGAAGTTCCTGATGTTCCTGATGTTCCAGCACTTCCAAAGAATGTACCATCTAATCCAGATGAACCCGTAGTACCGCTTGTACCTATACCGCTTGTACCACTACTTCCAGAAGTTCCAGCTCCAGATGTTCCCGATGTTCCGCTTGTTCCAAAGAATGTTCCATCAAAACCACTTGTACCGCTTGTTCCAAAACCACTTGTACCGCTTGTTCCATTAGTTCCTGATATGCCAGACGTTCCTGATGTTCCAGCACTTCCAAAAAATGTTCCATCAATACCGCTTGTACCTGATGTGCCCGTACTTCCAGATGTTCCATCCGTACCAAGTCCGCTTGTACCACTTGTACCAGACGTTCCAGCACTTCCAAAAAATGTTCCATTAATACCGCTTGTACCTGATGTACCAGTTGAACCCGATGAACCAGAAGAACCTGCTCCTGAAGTTCCTGATGTACCAGTTGTTCCACTACTTCCAAAGAAAGTACCATCAACACCGCTTGTTCCAGAAGTTCCTGTAATACCTGATGTGCCAGATGTGCCAGATGTGCCTGCTGTTCCATTAATACCGGATGTACCACTACTTCCAAAATATGTACCATCTAATCCAGAAGTTCCTGAAGAGCCGCTTGTACCATAAGTTCCTGAAGTACCGCTACTACCTGATGAACCGCTTGTGCCAGAAGTTCCACTACTTCCAAAGAATGTACCATCCTTTCCGCTTGTACCACTACTACCACCGCTTCCAGCAGTTCCGGTTGTACCACTACTTCCCGATGTGCCGCTTGTACCATTAACTCCAGAAGTTCCTGATGTGCCATTTGTTCCTGATGTGCCAGAAGAACCCGATGTACCTTCAGAACCAGTTGTTCCTGATGTTCCAGTTGAGCCGCTTGTTCCAGCTGAACCCGTACTACCATTTGTACCCGATGTGCCATTAGTTCCTGAGGTGCCGCTTGTTCCACTTGTTCCTGAGGTGCCGCTTGTGCCCGTTGAACCTGATGAGCCTGAAGTTCCTGATGTTCCATCATGTCCATCCGTACCAGAAGTTCCCGAAGAGCCTGATGTTCCGCTTGTGCCACGTGAACCAGTTGTACCAGAAGAGCCAGTTGAACCGCTTGTGCCAGAAGTTCCTGATGTTCCATCATGTCCATCCGTACCAGAAGTCCCTGATGTGCCACTTGTACCATTTGAACCCGATGAACCCGATGAACCCGTTGAACCCGATGAACCAGAAGTTCCTGATGTTGCTGATGTACCACTACTTCCCGATGACCCGCTTGTGCCAGAAGTTCCACTACTACCACTACTTCCGCTTGTGCCAGAAGAACCCGAAGTTCCATTACTACCTATTGCTGAAGTTCCCGATGAACCTGATGAACCACTTGTGCCAGAAGTTCCTGATGTGCCAGATGTACCGTTAGTTCCACTCAAACCACTGCTTCCGCTTGTGCCACTACTTCCGCTTGTACCTGATGTACCATTTGAGCCATTAATACCAGAAGTTCCTGATGAACCAGATGAACCTGATGAACCTGATGTGCCGCTTGGACCTCCACTACCCGAAGTACCTGATGTGCCATCAGTTCCGCTTGTGCCACTGCTTCCGCTTGTACCACTGCTTCCTGATGTACCACTTGAGCCACTACTTCCGCTTGAGCCGGATGTACCGCTTGAGCCATCAGTACCAGAAGTACCTGATGAACCCGATGTGCCAGATGTACCACTCGAGCCAGTTGTTCCCGATGTACCACTACTTCCTGATGAGCCGCTTGTACCTGATGTGCCACTTGTTCCCGATGTACCACTACTTCCCGATGTGCCGCTTGAACCAGTTGTACCTGATGAGCCGGATGTGCCAGCTGAACCACTACTTCCGCTTGTGCCAGAAGTACCTGATGTACCATTACTGCCGGCAGAACCTGAAGTACCGGATGTACCATGTGAACCAGTTGTACCCGAAGTGCCGCTCGTACCACTACTTCCCGATGTACCATCTCTACCACTTGTGCCACTTGTGCCAGAGGAACCCGAAGTTCCTGTACTACCACTACTACCACTTGTGCCAGAAGTTCCATCTTTACCGCTTGTTCCAGAAGAACCCGATGTGCCCGTTGTACCGCTTGTGCCGCTTGAGCCCGAAGTGCCCGATGTTCCATCAACTCCAGATGTGCCACTGCTTCCCGATGTACCACTTGTGCCGCTTGTACCATCAATTCCGGATGTGCCACTACTTCCCGATGTACCATATGAACCGGTTGTACCACTACTTCCCGATGTGCCGCTTGAGCCGCTTGTGCCAGAAGTTCCATCTATACCACTACTTCCAGAACTTCCTGATGAACCGCTTGTGCCAGCTGAACCACTAGTACCGCTTGTGCCAGACGAACCCGATGTACCATTAGAACCTGTACTTCCCGATGTTCCGCTTGTACCAGACGTGCCGCTTGTACCTCTAGTACCTGATGTGCCCGATGTACCTGATGAGCCGCTTGTACCTCCACTACCACTACTTCCACTTGAGCCAGAAGTTCCCGATGAACCATCTTTGCCGGATGAGCCAGATGTACCTGATGAACCGCTTGTTCCAGAAGTTCCTGATGAACCGGTTGTGCCACTTGAGCCACTACTTCCGCTTGTGCCACTACTTCCGCTTGTGCCAGAAGTTCCCGATGTTCCGCTTGTGCCGCTTGTGCCGCTTGTACCTCCACTACCACTGGTGCCGCTTGTGCCGCTTGTTCCAGAAGTTGCTGATGTACCGCTTGTGCCAGAAGTTCCTGATGTGCCGCTTGTACCGGATGTTCCTGATGTACCATCAACTCCAGAAGTTCCTGATGTGCCGCTTGTTCCAGAAGAACCCGATGTGCCGCTTGTACCACTTGTGCCGCTTGTACCTGATGTGCCAGAAGTTCCATCTGAACCCGTTGTACCTGATGTGCCACTTGAGCCGCTTGTACCACTACTTCCTGATGTGCCCGATGTTCCATCAACTCCAGATGTGCCACTACTTCCTGATGTACCAGAAGAGCCACTACTTCCGCTAGAACCAGAAGAACCTGATGTTCCAGAAGTCCCGCTACTTCCACTACTTCCAGATGTGCCACTACTACCACTTGTGCCAGAAGAACCCGATGTACCACTACTACCGCTTGT